AAGACGGGCAAGCAAATGGCATACATACGCCGTTGGCGTGAGGATTTGAGGGGCAAACGTGCCGAAAGTCTGTTTGCAAACCACGTGGCAAACGGGCTTATTGAGGAACTGACAGAGGGCAAATTTAATGAAGTGTTCTATATGTCTAACAAGTGGTTTTTATCTTTCTACGATGCAGAGAAAAACAAGCGGACACCCGACCCGACCCCGTTTTGTTACGGGTTTTGCCTTTCAGAGCAAGAACACGAAAAAAGTAGCAGTTACCCGAATGTCACAACGATAGTGTTTGACGAGTTTCTGACACGGCGGTATTATTTGCCCGATGAGTTTATGTTGTTTATGAACCTTTTAAGCACGATAATACGCCAACGCAACGATGTTAAGGTTTTCATGTTGGGGAACACCGTAAACAAGTTTTGCCCGTACTTTACGGAAATGGGTTTGAAGCAAGTGCCTTTCATGGAGCAGGGCACGATAGATATTTACCGCTTTGGCGAACACGGTGCAATAGTGGCGGTTGAGTATTGCAGCACGATAGTACAACACAAAGCCAGCAACAAGTATTTTTGTTTCGATAATCAAAACTTGCAGATGATAACGGGCGGTAAATGGGAACTTGCCGTTTATCCGCATTTGCCGTGCAAGTACAAGCCGCAAGATGTGTTGTTTGTGTACTATATCAAGTTTAACGATGTTGTTTTGCAGGGTAACATTATCCAAGTAGGCAACGAATGTTTCACGTACATACACGCAAAGACAACCCCGATAAAAGATGAGGAAAACAGCCTTATTTATTCGCTTGAAATGAACGGCAAACCGAACTACAAACGCAAGTTGTTAAGTACGGCAAGTTACGTTGAACAACAAGTCGCACGGTTTTTCGCAATAGACAAAGTTTTCTACCAAGACAACGAAGTCGGCGAGATAGTACGAAATTATTTAATTACGAGCGCAAAGACAAACATAGTTTCGTTGAAATGAAAATAACGGGCGGTTTGGGGCAAATTTCGTGCCGAACCGACCGTTTTACGAAATAAATAACTACCTTTGCAATAGGAACTAAAAATTTATTGATATGGACGCAAATACTATTATTCAAATCATTTCAAGTTTGGGTTTTCCGATTGTGATGTGTGGGGCTTTGTTTTGGTATATGGTGAAACAAAGGCAGGCGCACCAAGAAGAAACGGAACACCTAAAAGATACGATTGCGGAAAATACGAAAGTGTTAGCCGAACTTACAACTCTAATTAAAATTTTGACAGATGAAAGGGAAAGATAACATTTACAAGTTGTACCAAGCGCAAATACGTGACAAAGACACCGCCGTAACTGAATTTATGGCGAACACGTTGGCGAAAACTCAAAGTATGTTTGAGTATGAGGGTTTGCCCGACAGCATACCGCAAAAAGAATTGGAGCGGCTTTTGCAGACCACAGGCAACGCCTTTGTTACCAGCGTGGACGGGGTTTTGTATGCGCTTTCGGGCGGCAAAGGCGGCGACCCCGATGTTTACGGACGGGCAACGCTTTACACCGTGGCGAACCCTGCATTAAAGTTAAACAAAACCTACGATATACAAAAAGACGGGGTTTTGATTGAGAATGACAGCAACGGCGAAAGCCTTTTGCCGCTTATCGGGCGTTATGCGGTTTTATATACTGACGGGCTTATTTCGTTGAACACGGCAAGCATTTTGACCCGTATTACGATGCTTATAAGTGCCAGCGATGACAAGACGAAACAAAGTGCCGATGAGTTTTTGCGCAAGATACAAGACGGCGAATTTTCAATTATCGGGGAAAACGCTTTCTTCAAAGGCGTAAATATGCAGACAGCCCCGACCACAAACAGCGTGTATATTACACAACTTATTGAGTTGGTACAATACTACAAAGCGAGTATGTACAACGAATTGGGGCTAAATGCAAACTACAACATGAAACGGGAACGCCTTAATTTGGGCGAGGTAAGCATGAATGTAGATGTACTTTTGCCGTATGTGGATAATATGCTAAAAGAAAGACAAAATGCAGTTGAGAAAATTAATGCGATGTTTGATACCGAAATTTCGGTTAAACTTGCTTCAAGTTGGGGTTTGGAAAGGGATAATTACAACGCTTTGGCGGCTGATTTGGAAACGGCAAAGGAAAACCCCGACCCGACAGACGAACCCGACCCGACAGAGGAAACAACCGAAACAGACGGAAACGACACGGAAACAGAGGAAACAGAGGAAACGAAAGAAACGGAAACGGAAACGGACGGTAACGATACCGAAACAGAGGAAACAGAGGAAACAGAGGAAACAGACGAAAACAAAGATAAACAATGAAATACAGCGAACTATTTACAAAGGGTAACGGGATATTCGCAACGGTTTTCAAGACCGAATATCCGACAGAGTACGCCGCAATTTTCGGCGATACCGACCCGACCAAGTTAGACGCTTACGCCTTACTGATGTACGGCGGCAAGACCGTTGTAAACAGCATAACCAGCGACAACGCAAGCGATGTTGTTTCGGCGGTTATTGCGGTAAACGTGCAAGGCTGGGAACGTGAAGCGGCGGCGATGTTAGCCGATTACGATGTACTGACACCCGTAACGGGGCAAGTTGAACGGACGGAAACCGTAACTTTGCAGGAAAGCACCGACAACACCGAAACGGGCGCAAACAAGGCGTTTAATGACACCGATTTTTCAGACAGCGACCGAAAGACCGCAAACGATGAGAGAAACCGCACGGAAAGCCGCCAAACAACCGAAACCAGCAAAGGAACGGGCGCAAGCAAATCAATTTCGACCGAAATTGCAAAAGAATTGCAGTTGCGGCGTGATAATTGGAGAAAAAACATTATCTTTGCACTTGTAAGCGAGATAACAACGAGTATTTACGAATAACTAATTTTAATTTTTAGCAATATGGAAGTAAAACAGATTTACACGCTTATTAACAGCGTATCGGGTGAAGTGTTGGGAAAGACTGACATTGTAACCGAGGATTTGACGGGCATTGTGGATTTGGGCAAAGAAGTGTTCAATCAAAATGCCGTGGATAATTACGTTAAATCACTTGTAAACCATATCGGCAAGGTGATTTTCGTAAACCGACCTTATGCGGGCAAAGTGCCGAGCGTTTTAATGGATGCGTGGGAGTTTGGCAGCGTGCTGGAAAAAATAAGTGCCGATGTCCCCGAAGCCGAGGAAAACGACACGTGGAACTTGACAGACGGCAAAAGCTATGACCAAGATGTGTTCCACAAACCGACCGTTACCGCAAAGTTTTTCAACTCAAAGGTTACGTTTGAAGTGCCCGTATCAATCACGGAAAGGCAGGTTAAGGAAAGTTTCAGCAACGCCGCACAACTCAACGGCTTTATTTCGATGATTTATGCAGCCGTTGAAAAGTCAATGACTATCAAGGCAGACGCTTTGATTATGCGCACAATTAACAATATGATTGCGGAAACCGTGTTGGCTGATGCGGTTGCGTTTGGCGGTACGGCAGGCGACTTAACCAGCGCCAACCTTTCAAGCGCAAGCACTGCAAGATGCGTAAACCTTTTGAAGTTGTACAACGACAAGACAGGGGCAGAAACATCGCTTACTGCTGCAAAGGCGATAACCGACCCCGACTTTATCCGCTTTGCGTCTTACGTAATGGGAACTTACGCCGACCGCCTGCAAAGCATTTCGACCGTGTTCAATGTTGGCGGCAAGGAAAGATTTACGCCGAAAGATATGTTACACGTTGTACTTTTGTCCGACTTTGCAAAGGCGGCGCAAACATATCTTTATTCCGACACGTTCAACCGTGGCGATGTACTTTTGCCGCAAGCCGAAACCGTACCTTTTTGGCAGGGTAGTGGAAAGAACTACGAGTTTGTCAGCACGGGCAACATTAATGTTAAGGAAAGCGGCGGCAAAGCCGTTGAAATTTCGGGCGTGTTGGGCGTAATGTTCGACCGTGATGCGTTGGGCGTTTGTAATCTTGACAGACGGGTAACAACCACCTACAATGCGAAAGCCGAGTTTTTCAACAACTATTACAAGTTTGATGCAGGGTCTTTCAACGATACAAACGAAAACTTTGTAGTATTCTTTATTGAGTAACTCAATAGGTATTAGATTGTTTAACTTTGGGCGGTGTGGGTGCAGGTGAAAGCGCACCGCACCGCCTTTTTTCTTTGCAGATATGACAACGATAAACTTTTATTCATACAACGGACACCCGAACACGGTAAACAAGCAATTAGGTGACTTTACGGCGATTGAGGGCGATTTGCGGCAAACTTTCGATGTGTTGCGACCGACCGTAACACTACGAAAGCAGCCCCGACCGACTTTCAATTATTGTTACATACCCGATTTGGGGCGTTATTATTTCGTGGATAGAGTAAGTTTTGAGGGAAACAACGCCTACGAACTTGTATTGCGTATTGACGTACTGAAAACCTACGAAACCGAAATTTTGGCGGCAACGGGGCGTGTATCTGAAAGCGACAACCCCGACCCGTATATTTCAAACCGTGAAACGGTTTACAAGCGCACCCCGAATTTCGAGAAAGTGCCGTTTGCAAATACGGGCTTACTCAATGAAACGGGCGGCATTATTATGGTAACATTAAAAGGTAACGACAATGACACTGAATGATACAACAAGCTATTTTACTGATGTTAGTAAATATCTTAAGGGATTTAGTAAAGAATGTGCGCTAAAATACGGCGTTGACGATAACGGGGACACGATATTTTTTCTATATATAAGCCCCGATTATGAATTAACGCCCTATTCAGAAACCACCGCACAATATGAACACGGTTATATGTGGGCACAAATACCCGGAACGATTGGTTTTGAACGTATGGCGCAATACGATGGATTGGTAGCCGAAAGTCCATATACAAAGGCATACGGGGTTAATGTGGGTACAAATGTTCCCCGTAAAAACGATACCATTACTTTCAACGCCACCCGTAAAGAAGTAACCCCAGAGCCGACCGAACCGACCGTAACGAACAACATAACCGACAGCACCGAACAACATACATACCAAGACGGCACACTATCAATAACCGTAACGGCAAGCGAGGGTTACACGTTCCAAGATGCGAAAGCAAGCTACCATACAAGTGCAGGAACGGCAACCGAAACACCGTTGACCGTTGAGGGGAACACGGCTACCATACAAATAACCGACTTAGATGTTAACACACCCGTTGTTATTAGTGGCGAGGTAGTGGCGATACCCGAACCCGTTACGCCAACGGTTACTAACAACATAGACGGGACAGAGGAAAGCCACGAGTGGGACGGTGAAACGCTAACCATAACCGTAAAAACCCCGTCTTATATTAGTGCAAGGCTTGATAAACCGCAAGTGCATTACACCAACACGGGCGGCGAGCCGATAACGCAAGATATGCAGGTAGAAAGCACGTCAACACGAGTGACGGCAACCGCCGTTATTACTGATTTGGGCGGCGATTATTCGGTGACGGTTACGGGTACTTATATACGGACTTTGCCGCTTACAAAGTCGCTGACGAATTGCACGAGCAAAGACCCGTTGCCCGATTATGTGGACTTTGACAGCCTTATAACGGTGGAACTTGATGCGAACCCAAACACCGAATTTCACACGGACGGAACGACCTATTTAAGCGTAAGAACACGAATAGGCGGACGGGAAATTAAAACACCGTTTACGATTTCGGGCGACAAGAAAAAAGCCACAATTTCGTACCAGCTTGCAAATAGCGGTACTTATAGTAGGGTTAATATAGTGGGCGAGTGTTTTCCCGTTGAGGTGGTGGGCAAACAATACGGCTCTATTAACGTGTATCTTGTAACGCTTGATAACCTGAAAGAATTTGCCGCAAAGCGTTATTTCACGGACGGCGGCGAAAATGTGGATTTGGGCGAATACGTGAACCGTATCAAAAGAATTTACACGGATATAACGCCGTTTAGCTCTGATGTAATACGATGCGGCAACTTTAATACGGGCGTTTCGTGCCAGCAACCAGCGCAAGACAAAATAACGCTTGATTTCGGCACGGCGGTAGTACCAGCACACAATGAGGATAACACCGACTACGAAAGCGAAATACAACTCTTTTTGCCGTTTGCAGGCTTTGTAAACCTCAATAATGATTATGCAGGCAAAACGATAGCTTTGCAGTACGTTATAAACGTGGTAACGGGCAACGGGGTTGCGCTTTTGAGTTGTGACGGCGTTGTTTTCCAAGTCGAGGAAACAGAGCCAAGCAGCGAAATAATACACCTTTCACCAAGCACGCAAGTTAAAACCGTTGGCGGCGATGATTGGAACGAAATGTTATATTACGGGTTAGAACCTTACATTTACTGCAAGTGGTACGAGAGCGCAAGCAACGGGCGAAACACCGACCGACAAACGGGCATTTTAGGCGATTTCAGAGGGTTTAATATCTTCGATGATGTTACACCTATCCACACCGCCGAAATGCTTGCAGAGGAACAAGAAATGATATACACGGCTTTGTCTGACGGCGTTTATATTGAGTAACTGCAAGGCAGGACAAAAAAGAAAGGCGGCAACTTGATTGTTACCGCCTTTTCTTTGTGCTTGCTGATTGTTATTTGTCCTGCAATGTTTCAACGCCCGTTAAACCGATGTACAAGTTTGTCGGGTAACATTCGCAAAAGGTTTTGAAACGCCCGATTAACTTTTCGGCGGCGATGAAGTCGTATGCTTGATTTTTGCAGGCTAACTCTTTTGCAAACTTGTTGCGTGTATCACGGTTAAACACGATTTGATTTTCTAAAATATCGACACCCGTTTGCAGGCTTTCGGCGATGCTTTCCAAACTTGTACGAATTTCGGGCGCATTTGCAGCCAAAAACTCAATGTGTTTCTTACTTTGCAATAACATTTCTTGCAATGCGTTCAACACTTT